CTACCGACGGGCGTTCTCGCGCCGTTGGGCATCATGTCGGACGCGACCTGCCCGGATCGGTTGGCGCGCCATCGCGGTGAAAACGAGAAGCCAGACGACCAGCGCAGCCCACAGCGTGACGGTACCAATCTCGCCGACGAGCGGCAGCGTGTCGGCCTGACCCAGATAGATTCCGGCGACGGCATACATTCCGACGGGGAACGCGATGCTCCACAGTGTCGCTTGATAGCGCAGTGGTACGTGGCGTTTGAAGTGACGCCAAATTCCCACGGCGATGAGCACGGGGATGAGCCAGGTCGCGAAGGCCCAGAACATCACGGATATGCCGCCGACCAGTCCGCGAGTCGCGCTTACCATCGGAGCATCCGCCATTTCGACGATGCGGGCGCCGGCCAGAACTGTGATCGCGCAGGCGCCCATCGATACCCAGTACGGCGGATCGAGATCTTCCGGCCGCAGTGTGTAGAGCATCAAGCGCAGTGAGACGAACACCCCAGCGGCTCCGTAGAGGAAAATGCCGACCGACCACGACAATATGGCCAGCACCGCGAGCAGCGCCCTGGCATCGCCCGCGACCGGTTCGAGTGCCGCTGCCACGACGGCGACCGACTGGCTCGCAACGACCCAGATAAACCAGGTTCCGTTTGCCGACCCGAGTACGGGGCGTGCCGTGCGGCCCAGTACGGCGAGCCAGGGCACCGCATAACCGAGCACAACCCAGGCCACACCAGACACGCCCAAGAGCACCGTTGCCGCAAGAAACCAACCTTCCACGGCCAAACGCGCAGCCAGCACATTGGTGCCGGCGACGAAGGTGAAGAACTGGAATCCCCGGTTCGGGTCGTGCATGTCATCGAGAAAGTCTGATCGGAACGCCACGAACCGCCATGCAGTCAGCACCAGGAGCGCCAGATAAGCTCCGGCGCAGACCACTAGGAGCGCGTAGCTGAGGCCTGCGACCCCGATCAGGTTCATGCCGATCGAGAGGATGCCGGTGGCCATGACCATGGCGAAATATCCAGGTGGCATCGTGCGTACGGCGGCGCGCACTCGCACACTTCGCTCGGACGCCATTATTACAGGCTAGCCCTTCGAGCGGAACTCGCGGCTCTCGCGCTGACCCGGGGCCGGACTCAATCCATGTACCGCAGACCAGCGGAGACGGCCAGGTGGTAGCGAACACCACGAATCAGACCGGATCAACCCGGATCGATATCCGTAGCGACCGCGCGCCAGCCAACACTCAGGGCCGCGGCTCAGACGTGCGCACACTGCATGACCATGCCGTATTCATTCACAGGCTAGAAGGCGTCCGGGTCCTCCGCCCCGGGGTGCGGACGGGACAATTGACGACGGTGTTTCGAGAAGAATGATCGGAACTTTAGTGGAGCCGCCTGTCAGAATCGAACTGACGACCTTCTCATTACGAGTGAGATGCTAGGGGGTCAGAATGCCCCGTAAAACCGCGTAATTACGCGGAAGTTGCCATGTCAAACCCGGTCAATACCGGTCAATTCGTAGGGTCAATGGCTTGACAATGGCTTGACCTACGATAGTCTCTGAACGTACCCGAAAAAAGAAGAAGCCAGAAGGTCTCGACACCCTCTGGCTTCAGCTCCACTCAAGCAATCGACAAGAGAGGAACACCATGAATTCTAATACCCACGTCTTTGTGCGCAGAAGATCCCTATCCCTCGGAGCACTGACTGGGGCGGAGTGGGCGTCGCACGGGAGAAGAAGACACAGCAGGAGAGCCTGCAGAATTGAGTAAACATGACGAGCACAGAACTGCCCGCAACCCCGAAGACGCGGGCACGGCGACAAACGATCGCAGCGGGGGACGAGAGCAACCCGAGCCAGTCCCCCGCCGACGACTTCAATCAAGTAGCAAAAGGACCCACAGCCAAAGGTCCAAACAAGCGCGCCAAGAAAACAGGGACCGTGTTCCGTGTTCCTGCGGACCTCAACGAGCCGTTGCAGTTCTGGCGCGCTTCGATCGAACTGCCAGCGGGTAAAGGTAAACGCCGGCGCAAGACGATTCAGCGCAAGACGAAGGGCCTAGTCGAGGCCGAGCTGTTGAAACAACGCCGCCTCCTAGACCTAAACGGCGACATCTCGACATCGGGCGAGAGTGTCGAGAAGTGGATCGAGTATTGGTTTCGTGAGTTCGTGACGAAGAACGCACGCCCGAAGACCGCGGCCAACTACCGGTCCACAATTACCAAGCACATCATTCCGTCGATCGGGTCGAAGCGACTTGACCAGCTCAGCACAGCGCATGTTCGCCAATTGGCCGCCGACATCATGGATAAGGGCCTCGCGTCGACTACTGCGCTGTATGCCCACAACGTACTCACAGCGTCGCTGACTGATGCCGTGCGCGAGGGCCGCATAACCAAGAACGTGGCAACGCTCACCAAGCCGCCGAGGAAGCGAGCAACGACGCTGACCATCCTCACAGCCGCCCACGGTGTGCAAGTGCTCAGGACGGTGCTCACAGCCCCGGACGATGCCACAACTGCGGATCGGCTCGGTTCACGATGGGCCGCCGCGCTACTCACCGGCGCCCGACAAGGTGAACTGATCGGCCTCGAGCTTGACCGGATCGTAGAGCGAACCGACGACAACGGCAACGCGGGACTCTGGCTAGATCTGTCCTGGCAGTTGCAACGCCTCACATGGATGCACGGCTGCCGGGTCGTCGGAACGGATGACACCTGCGGCAAGAAGCGCGGGACTGACTGCCCTAAGCGAAAGCTCGATGCGCCGGCAGACTGGGAGCACCGACACGTAACGGGCGGGCTCTGGTGGTCGCGCCCGAAGTCGTCCGCAGGCTTGCGTATCATCCCCCTAGTCGAGCCGCTGCTGTCGATCATCGCGCAGCGCGTCAATGAAGGCGCAGACGAGCCCAACCCGCATGGGCTCGTCTGGACTGCCGACCCGAAGATGGATAGGCATGGGCGCCTACTCCCCCTCGATGGAGCACCACTGGACCCGAGCCGCGACAATGCTGCGTGGCACGCCGTACTGGCCCGCGCTGGCGTACCTGACGCCCGACTGCACGACGCAAGACATACGACTGCTTCACTTCTCCAAAAGGCCAAGGTGCCCATGAGTGCACGTATGCGAATCCTCGGCCATGGGTCTGCCGCAATGGTGGAGCATTACACCGATGTCGATGATCAGCAGATCAGCGAAGGCATGACGGCCATTTCTGCACTGCTGCCATTTCTTGAATTACCCCCAGAGTAGGGGCGAAAATGTGTATTAATCTCGTTTTAGGTCCTCATTAATGAGGACCTAAAACAAACCCATGTCGGAGGCAAAGCGTATTGTCAAACCATGCTCTGAGAAATAGCTCAGGCTGCGGTAAATTCTGGGGAAAATAATGCATCAGAAATACATGGAAACCGTTCGGGCGAGACTGGAGTTCGCATCAGTGACTGCTGGCGTACCTTGCCCTCTCATAGCCACAATTCCTGCCGGTGAGATGCACGTCGGGAAGATGTTCCTATTGATCCAGAAGTGCGGGGCGAACTACGAAGACGTGTTCGCCACTCGCTCTTCGGTCAATCGCGCGACTTCCTGAACTGGTATGTCGAGCCCGTGACATAGAGCGACGAGCTCACTGAACTGCATTGGACGATGCCCGTTCACCAGTCGCATGACTTGCTGATACTTAATGCCACTGACAAGGGATAGCTCGAGGAAGTTCATCTCGAGCTTTTTCTTGCGCGCTAAAAGAACTGAAGCTAGGGCATTGTCGTAGTCCTCGAAAGAGGGCGGGGCTGTTTCATTCACCCAGACACCTTACAACCAAATGGATAATTTCATATACCCCCGAACTGGGTTCACTTCCATGTTGCATATTTTGTCCAAATGGATAGTCTTATCTACATGGACAATCCAACAGCAGCACTTGCGCACCGAATCGACACATGCAGAAGAGCGCAGGGGGTAACGCTCACCCCCCTCGCTGAATCGACCGGGATACCTTATTCCTCGCTTCAGAGAATGCTAGAAGGCAAAGGGAAAGACTTCCCCGCCTCATTCATCTTCAAGATTGCCCACGAGTTGAAGGCCGACGCCGCCTCGTGGATGACAGACCTGTCGCAGGTCACCTCATGAGCTTCACCCCCACAGCACACGTCCCGATCGGCTACTCAGTCGAGGGCGCGGGGCGAGCTGTTGGCCTCTCGGTATACCCGATCAAAGAGGCAATCACGCGCGGCGACCTGACCGTTCACTGGGCCGGCGCCAAGCGTCTCGTCAAGCACGCGGATCTCGTCGCATGGTTCGACGCGCTCCCCCTGGACAAACCACTGTCCTAGCTCCATTCGACCCTTGTCGCTTTCGCCGGCGGCTTGGGTGCTGGTTTGCCGTACCCAAAAACGGCTGCACAACCCCACAACTGAACAGAACTTGCATAGATAGCCCCTTCCCGGTAGCGCGGGAATCCAGCCCAGGGACACGAACCCTCGGCTTCAAGGAGTGCAAGCGCGAACACCATCCGACAAGCGAAAGCTGCCGACCGCCCACTGTGAGGGCGACGTCGGTTCGGGTGTGCATAAGGACCGCGCAATATCGGCTCGCCAAGACGCTTCGACTGAAGGTGCCGGGATCGAACCCCGGGCGCGGCACTCACCAAACGAAATGGAGCAGATCATGAACAACGAAAGACGCACCATCCCCGTCAAACCCAGCCCGACTAGCGTTCTCCCCTACCGAGTGCGGGTCGAGGGCAGCACGGTAGCCGCGTTTGAAAGCTACGGGGACGCAGCCACATTCGCTGAACCAATCATGCGTGAGTTGGGTGCGGTCGAGATCGCCCTCAGCTTCAAAGAAATCTAACCCCTCATGGCCGATTTCGCCATGTCGCATCACGCTTTATCCCGCGCGGTCGATATGGCCGTGGACGCATCCGAGATCCTGGCTGCGTTCCAACGGCCTCGCGATCGGTTCTATTCGGATCGCACCCGGTCGGAATGGCGCACACGAGGCCGGATAACGGTCTGTGTCGCTGCTGACTCGGACGGATTGCAGACGGTTACGACGATCCTCTGGGCGAAAGCGTCCGGGTGGGTTGCCGACGCCGAACATCCCAGCGCACCAGGGCGCGACCTGTACGACCTCGGAGGGGCGAGACGCATGGCGAAGATGCGCAAGAAAAGCCGCAACCAATAAAAGAAGCCCGCCTGCACGAACAGACGGGCCACGAAAGGAAAAGCAATGAACTTCCAATATATCGGCAAGCACATAGCTCCTGCCACAGGGCAGACGATACGGATGGAACGGGAGCGATTCTTTGCCATGTTCTACCCCGAGCCGATGCCAGCGCCGCGCAGAGGTCGCCACTCGTGACCACCAGAACCCGCGACCCGCACACCTCACACGAGGCAGACACCATCCCCGCCGACGTACTCACCGAGCTACAGGGCTGGCTCATGGTCGCCCTACGTGAGAAGGCACAGACAGACAACGAACTTGTCGCCGCACACCTACAGGCGTACTTCTACGGCGAAGTAAGCCGGCGTGCCACCCCGCAACGCATCCGCACGGCACGCAAAGAGCTCGAACTACAGGGCCTCGTGAAATTCACCGGCGAATACGGCCGCACACCATTCAACCGACGCACACAGATTTGGAGTATCGCATGAGTAATAAGACACCGATCCTGCGGGAAGACATCCGCAAAGGGGACAAATTCCGCGCAATCGTGGAGACCATTGCGAGGTCTGACCTGGAAATGATTCCCGGCGATAAGGCGACCTACGAGCTCATTGAGCGGTCCGTTGTTCTGCCGACTGAGCCGGGCGTTTACGCAGACAAGGAGGGCTACCCGTGGATATTGCACCTGGAAGTCCCGAACTGCGTGCAGCAGTGGCAGCTCGACACTGACTTCATGACCGATATCGACGCACGAGGTTTCGCCCCCTTTACCCGCCTGCGCCCCGAAGCCGAAATGGTCAAGGAGCTGCTCGCGGCAGTGGCTAAGGAATACGACGACTCTGACCTCAACGTAACCCAAGATCACGAAAATATTGCGGCGCGTTACGGGGTGACCCTGTGACCCGCCCTCCCGCCCCGTACCCACCCGAACCCACCCACGGTTCACGCATCCTCGAATCCGACCGTCGCCGTCGTATCGCACGGCGCAACCACCTGCACGAGCTCGAGGTGTGGTCGCTGGTATTCCTGATCGCCGCCCTTGGATGGGCTGGCACTGTCGGCGTAATCGCCCTGATCGTATGGAGTAACTCATGAGCATCAAGATCGAATCCACCTCAGCCGCAACTTGTCGGACCAATGGCCTCGTGGTCGGATCCAGGTTGTGCAGCAGTACGAAGCACGGGCAAGTGTCCATCGAGATAACGCACATCGGCACGTTTGAGATCAGAGCTAAGACACTCAGCGACGACAAGCGCGGACCGAGTGAATCGGTCGGATTCGAGTTGTTCTCATGGCGCAACTGGACGGTGTTGGTATGAACACTGAATGGAGGCCAATAGTCGGGTTCGAGGGGCTGTACTCAGTTAGCAACTTGGGTCAGGTCTGGTCATTCTTTGGCGCGGGCCGAGTCCTTCGGCCGGCTGCTCAAAAACCGTGGGGTCATTTGCACGTGCAGCTCTATAAGGGCGGAGTGCCGGAGACTTATTCTGTCCATCGCCTAGTTGCGCGGGCATTCATTGGCGAACCAACGGGCCCGCTCGTTCGGCACATTGACGGTCGGTCTGCGAATAACAATGCGAGCAATCTCGCATATGGCACACCATCCGAAAACAGCTTCGACACCGTTCGACACGGCCACAACCTGCATTCCAATCAGGTGGCGTGCATAAATGGGCACCTTTACACGGATGAAAACACCTACAACGCACCGGGACGCTACCGCCGAGACTGCCGCACTTGCATCAGAGCCAGGGTTAAGAAGTACAAGGCCTCTAAGCGGGCCCTCGCATGAACCTTTGCCGAGTTTGCAACCGACCGTTGCGCGGGTTCAAGGATCTCGCCGTCGACTATCCAGGCACCGTGCGCATGTCACGTGTCGGCATGTGTCAGACCTGCTACCGGCATGAAACTGGGCGGACTACCGCACCGGCTGCTCCCGTGTACGTGCACGCCGAACTGAGCGTGTACACACCGGAGCAGACAAAACGGGTCACGGCGCTGTTTGGGCGTGACATTGAGATTATGCGGATGTTAGGGGTTGTGCGATGAGCGCCGTTGAAGAGATTCAGGCGGCGAAGGGTAGATCAATGGGCAGCCACCAGTCGGCGGCCATGATCACCGATCGTTGGCTCACCCCCCGGCACGTTCTCGACGCAATGGGCGAATTTGACCTCGACCCGTGCGGTGCCCCTGGCTGGTCTACTGCCAAAACGGTGTACACGCCAGAGACACATGGAGACGGCCTAACCCTCCAGTGGCATGGCCGCGTTTGGCTCAACCCGCCTTATGGGAAGCAAGCAACTATATGGATGCGCCGACTTGCTGACCACGGCAACGGTACGGCGCTGATATTCGCACGTACCGAAACGCGCATGTTCTTCGAGACAGTTTGGAATAGAGCTAGCGCGGTCCTTTTTCTTGAGGGGAGGCTCACATTCGTTAGGCCGGATGGAACGCCGGCAAAAGCAAATGGAGGGGCACCGAGTGTGCTTATCGCTTACGGAGAGAGCGACGCGCTCAAGTTGAAGCACTGCTCAATTCCCGGTCAGTTCATTCCACTCGGGATGGTCGCCTAGTGGCTACGTCTGGCGAGGCTGTCACGAGACACACGGTTATCACGTACTGCACCGCTGGGGTTGACCTGTTCGGATTCGAGGACCTGACCTGCAACTGGGAGGGCGATGTCGATGTGTACGTGGACAGCGACAACTCCGCGGTGTTCACGTGTGGCAATGGGCACGTCAATGAGACGACCTGGGATGCGATTGCGGGCGACGAATGAAGCCTTACTACCAAGATGAACTGGTCACGCTTTATCACGGCGATTGCCTCGAGGTCACGGAATGGCTGGCTGCCGACGTACTGGTGACCGACCCGCCATACGGGATGGGTTACTACCTCCATAGCCGCGCAGGCAAGAAAGCGGCCGTAGAGGTAGTGGGTGACCACGACACAACCACTAGGGATTCGGCACTCGCTGCATGGGGCAAGAAGCCCGCTCTCGTGTTTGGGTCTTGGCGCAATGACAAGCCCGCGTGCGATCAGGTTCTCATCTGGGACAAGGGAGACGAAGCCGCACTAGGGCACCCCGTGTTTTTCTCAGCGTTTGAGGAAATCTACGTCATTGGCACCGGATGGAAGGGCGCACGACGCCCTAACGTCATCCGCGCAAACGGGCTAGCAAGGGGTGGCGCTGAACGCAAGGGATACGGACACCCGACGCCGAAACCGACCGGACTCATGGAGTTACTGATTTCCTACACACCCGCAGGGGTAATAGCTGATCCATTTGCCGGCTCCGGCGCAACTCTGGTCGCAGCACGCAACCTTGGCAGACAGGCAATCGGTATCGAGTCCGAAGAACGGCACTGCGAAACGATTGCCAAACGCCTATCCCAGCAGGCGTTCGACTTCGAGGCGATCGCATGACCGCCACTCACTGGACCGAGCTGCTATTCACCCTCGGCGTAATACTCATCCTTGCCGGCGCGTGGACACTCACAGCCGCCCTAGGAATCCTCGGTGTCGCGCTCATCCTGCCGATGCCAGCACTCGCTTACTACGTAAGGAATATGGAATGATCACCAACCTGTACTCGAAATATCTGCTGGCCGACCGACTGAACAAGGTGGCCGAGGCTGCCGGGCTGAAAATCTACAAGACCGCCATCTACAACGGAGATAAGTACAACGCTGACATTCAGATCCAGTTAAGCGCCTACGACCGCCGCAATGGCGAGGTTAGCAACGGTGCCGAGCGGGCCGCGATTCGCCTTCTGGACACCATGCCGGAGCTTGCACTGGAGCGCGACGATGGCCTAATCCACCTGACCGGCATCGCCAGCAACGGCCTCACGTTCAGCTTCTACACCGGCTCCGGTTCCTGCGAACTCGTGCAGGTCGGCACACGCACTCTCCCCGCCGAAGATGCCAAGCCTGAGCGGGAAGAACCGATTTTCGAGAAGCGCTGCATCGATGAACTCGCGGCGGTGTCCAAGTGACTATCGAATGGACGCCGGCCTTGTGGTCGGACAAGCTCAGGGGCACGCGCATCAAGGTAACTCGTGGCGGCAACGAGATTGTCGGCATCTACGAGACTGCGAGACCTGGTGTCTACCAGTTACTAACCGACGATGGCGGCAGAGTCACGCTTGGCCTGCCGGGTCTGTGGTCGATCTTCACGGAGAAGGTACCGCCCGTGGTGCTGCCGACAATTCCGGGATGGTACTTCGACAAGGACGGCGATCCCTGCAATGTAGTCGAAGGTGAGACCTTGCGCGCGGAATACGCCCCGTACACCCGCCTACGCCCCGAAGCCGAAGTGGCGGCTGAGGTGATGGCTGATCTGGTGCCGAAGCTGGAGAAGATTTTCTACGACATCGGCGGCGACCGTACGCACAGCACTACTCGAGACATTTACACCGCGCGCAGACACCTCGGAGCCATCTTGAATGAGGCCAAGAAGTGACCCCGCGCCTCATCCCCGTATCCGAAACAATCCCCCAGGTCATCTTCTCCGACGCCCCCCTAGTGCTCAATGCAGCCGGCGCGGCACTCGGGATCGACTGGGAACGCATCGTGAAAGAGAGTTTGAAATGACGGATCACACAGCCGAGGCCGAGCGGATTCTCACACCGCTAATGCCCGACGAAATTAGGGCGCTGCAAGAAGACCGCTCGCTGCAACTAATCATCATCGGCGCGAACCTACGAGCTCAGGCGCTCGCAACCCTCGCACTCGCCGACGCAACCCGCGCGCAAACCCTCGTGCTCGAACGCATGGAGCGCAACAGGCAGACGAGAACGGTGGGACTGTGAGCATCGGAGCGAGCCAGCCAGACAGCTACTACGACGCCCCATGCGGCTGGACCGCTGAGCAGGAAAACCAGATCGAAGAGGCGGCGCGAACACTGGTCGACCTCACCGTGGCTGATGCGCTCGACAACATCGGGGAGCGCTGGGAAGACGTGCCCAACCTTACCGAAGAGCAATTCAACGAGGCCAGGGAGCAGGCGGAAATGGCGCTGCAATCGCTCGTGAGCTGCCCGGAATGCCACAGAGTCGGCGGTCACAAGATGGATTGCGGGCGTCGAGCATGACCCCCACAACCGCACCCACTACCCCCGCTGAGATCGACTTGCAGCGGGGGTCAATTATTCCCGGCGACCCAGACCTAAGGATATGGCGCAAACGTGCGGAGGATCTGAAGTGAGCTGGCAGGCCCGTGTCCTCGCTGATTCTCTCGACCGGGACGCGTGGACCAGTGCCCGAGCAAACCGGATCGGCGCCAGTGACGCGGGAGTGTTCGCCAAGCTCGCCAGCTCCCCTGGCTATGCCCGCTCAAAGCTGAATAACCACTTCACGGGCAACGCATACACCGACCACGGCAACCGCCGCGAATCGTTCATTCTCAGCGCCAAAGGCTTCGATCGCAACACGCTGTTGATCCACTCGGAAAACAACGAACGTCACGTAGCAACGCCTGACGGAATCCGGCTAGACAACGGCGCGCTGATCCTCGCGGAAGCGAAGACAACGAACAAACCATTCAAGACGATCCCGCCGAAATACCTGCGCCAAGTCGCATGGCAGCAATACGTACTGGGCGCCGAAACAACCGAGTTCATCTGGGAAGTCCACGAAGGATTCATACCCACCGAGCTAGACCCGCTCAGCCTCATCATCCCGCGAAATGAACCCATGATCGCGGATCTCATCACCATCGCAGACCGAGTGCTAATCCTGCTCGATGCTGCCAACGCATTCTCCAAGGAGCTTGAAAATGTCAACTGAACTCGCCATCCCCAGCACCGGTGCCGACCGCGACTGGACCCCGCAGCAGGCCGCACTCATGGAGTTCTCGGGACTCGTCAAGGTCGGTCAGGGCGGAACAAAAGTACCCGTCCCTAGACCTGTAATCGAAGCATTCCTTGCAGCCTGCCACCGAACCCAGCTCGACCCGATCGCGCGGCAGATCTACTGCCTCGAAATGGGCGGCAAGTACGTCATCATGGTGTCGATCGATGGCCTGCGCCTCGTCGCACAACGCACCGGAAAGTATCGGGGCGCACTGCCGACCGAATGGACCGCAGACGGCGTGACATGGACCACCGTGTGGCTCGCCGGTGGCAACCCCGCAGCAGCCCGTGTCCGCGTCAAGCACGCCGACTACACCACGCCGCTCGATGGGGTCGCCACCTGGACCGAGTTCGGAAAGACGAACAGCACGTGGCGCTCCATGCCCGCGCACATGCTCGCCAAGGTTGCCGAATCTCTCGCCCTGCGCCGGGCATTCCCGATGGAACTTTCCGGGCTCTACACCCCCGAGGAAGTGGACAACGCAACGCCGGTCCCTGCATCTCGCGACTGGCTCGCCGCCATGAAAGCAACCGACAACCGCGCCGATCTCAAGGGGCTGTTCACGGAGCTCAAGGACTCAGGGGAGTGGACTGAAAACCTACACGCCGAATTTGCCAGCTACGGCGGTTCACTGCCAGCGATCGAGGAAGTCGTGCATGGGGAAATCATCGATGAGAGTGCCGAAAACGAGGAACTGATATGAGCGACGCACTGTACAAGGTCGACCCCGCAACCCTCACCCCGGAAGAGGCAGTCGACCTCGCATCCAAGCTCTTGCAATTCGCCACGAAGGCGGTGGCCTCGTGAGTGCAGACATGGAGCCGCTTCCCCAGAAAAAAGCGGACCCTCGGTTCTGGTCAAAAGTCGATCGGTCAGAAGGGTGCTGGCTCTGGAACGCCTCCGTCGATAAGTTCGGATACGGACGATTCACCATCAGGCGGGGAAAAGTCCAGCGCGCGTATCGGTATTCGTACGAGCAGCTAGTCGGGCCAATCCCTGCCGGCTTGCAGATCGATCACCTGTGCCGCGTGCGAGCGTGCGTGAATCCGGCACACCTTGAAGCTGTAAGCCAGAGGGTAAACGTCTTGCGCGGTAACTCGCCAGGGGCAGTCGCCTTCCGAACGAATACCTGCGCCCGCGGCCATAGTCTGACGGATGCGTATCTCGCGCACCGTTCAGATGGCACGATATCGCGACGCTGCCGCCCATGTCGGGATGCTCAGCAGGCTGCGAAGAAACTGGCGGCTCCAGTAAAGCCGACAGTCGAAATAATGCATGGCACCGCATCGGGATATCGGCGATTGAAATGCCGCGACGAATGCCCCGAGGAATATACGTGCCGCATGGCTGCCGTCGCACTATCGAGTACGTATCGGCGCAAAAAGTGACCGGCCATGGCACGGTAGCAGGTTACAAGGCGGGCTGTCGCGGGTGGGAGTGCCTGAATTTTCACACGGACCTAATGACCTGCACCGAAGCCGACACGCGCCACCACCACGATTACGCCTATATCAAGGCAGTCGCGGATGGCACGGCAACTGCGGACAAGGAAACGTTCGCGAAACCGAAGACCCGCATCGTTCGCGAATCAGCAGCATCCGCGAAACGTCGTGCGACCAGGATCGCAACAGTCAAATCTCACGCAGCCAACAAAATCATGGGCAAATCGGGCCCTATATCTGCCCCCGCATTCCACGGCACGAAACGCATGGCTGACCGTGGCTGCGTCGACAACTGCCCGAATGAAGGCCTCGAAGGTGGCACGTGTCGAGAAGCACGCAGCCGCTATGAGAAGGAACGATACGCCGCACGGAAAGCAGCAGGGACGCTCTCGAATCGCAGCGTGCCAAAGAATCCGCGATGGGTGCACGGAACAGTCGTCGGCGCTGATCGTGGCTGCACCGACTGCCCACAATCGCCGTCGTGCCGTGAAGTTCGGCGCGCATACCAGAACCAACGGAACGCAGAAAGGAAAGCCGCATGATCAGCATGGATAAAGGGATGATGCCCGAGACGGCACAGGGACCATCCGCAGCATTCGTCGGCACCCTGCACTTTACCTACACCTCGCCGCCACTCACCGCGAACCAGCGGATGCACTGGCGCAAGAAAGCAAGCATCACGAAAGACGTTCGGCGGGCAACCAGTCTCGCCGCTGCCAGATACCCGGCATTAGGAAAATGCCGCGTCACCCTGACATGGCTGGTGGTCACGAACCATCGCCGCGACGCCGACAACGTGGTGCCGACACTCAAGGCCATGTGTGACGGGCTGGTGGACGCCGGAGTGGTCACGGATGACACACCGGATCTCATGGACAAGCTCATGCCGCGGATCGTCAAGCTGGGCGCCGGCGAAGGACCTGCACGGTTCGAACTGAGAGTCGAGCGGATCTCGTGAACCCAGACAGAAGGAGGTGAACCATGGCACGAATAAGAACGATCAAGCCGGAGTTCTGGGACAGCCCCGGAACCGCTCAGGCATCCCACGTAGCACGCTTGTTCTTCATCGCCATGTGGAACTGGGCTGATGACTGGGGCGTAGGGCTCGCAACACCGAAGCCACTGATCGGTTTTGCCTTCCCGAATGACGACCAAATATCAACCGCGGATTTTCCTTCCCTTGCGAAGGAAGTTGCGGACTGCTTCGATGTGCACTTTTACACGGTCGATGGGAGGCGTTATTACAGCATCCCGAGCTGGGATATTCACCAGCGCACCGAACGCAAGGCAAAGCGGTTGAACCCGACCCCTGATAGGGCTGAACCCCTTGCAAACACTGGGGAGTCGGAACTACCGACGTTAGCGGCGGAAATACCGTCGGAAGCGAAGGAAGTTCAGGCGTGGGAAAGGGAAAGGGAAAGGGAAAGGGAAAGGGAAAGGGAACAGGGGAAAGGGAATAGGGGAACAGGGGAAAGGGAACAGTCATCACCTGCGGCGATTGAGCGTGTCTTCGATGCTGCCTATAAGCACTGGCCCAAAAAGGTCGAACGGAAGGATGCCCTCGAGAAGTTCAGGGCATCCGCGAAACGTATCGACCCTGACGAGCTCGCCGATCACATCGTCCGGTTCGGTGACGCCTACCTCGCGACGACCGAGAAGAAGTACACCCCGGCGCTCGGTGTGTGGATCGGGCATGAGCGCTGGACCGACGAACTACCTACGGCGCCCGAGTCCGACCGCAAACCGACCCGCACCGATCAGAACCTCGACTTCGTGGCGCAACTCGCCCGCGAAGAAATGCAGAAACAGAGAGGAATTGAAGCATGAATGAGCAGAGCTACCCCGAGAGCATCGAAGATGACATAGACAGCCGGGACGAGCAGGAACGCCCCGACGACAGGGAGAGGCCGACCGAGACGACGGAAGACCAGATGCGCGGAACGGTCACGGCAATCATCAAGGAGTTCGTCAAGCTCGCCGAGGCATACGGGATGACGGGCGGAGACCTGACGGAACGTGAGCGCGGCATTCAAGCGGGTGTGCAGATGATGTCTCACCTGTATCTCGCCGAGCCGTGGCTGCCCGCCAGCAAGATCATGGATGCGCTCAAGTCCGGGGGTTGGGTTGCCCCTCTCGACCCGACCAATGTTGAGTGGGGAGTGCGTGCAACTGGCGGCTCGACTCACGTTTACGAGACCGACGCCGAAGATGATGCACGAGAGTGGGTGGCGGAATCGGCGGTCGACCGCGCATTGTCAAGAGAAGTCGTGAGTCGAACCGCCGCTGGACCCTGGATTGCCACCCAGTGAACAAAACCCAAGTAGCCCAAATCCTCACCATCGCGTCGGGCTTCGACCGTTTCATAGTCGTGGATCGCGTAACAACCGAGGCATGGTTCATGGCGCTCGAGCAGGTCAACTACGACGAGGCGATGGCTGCGACGGTCGGACACTTCACCGGGCCGATTGCGAAGGAGGTGTTCAGTGTCCGGCACATTCTGAACACGGTCGCTGATGGTGGTCGCAACTCAGCCTCCGCAATCGAAGCCGACGTGAGATCCGCAAAAGCACGCGGCCTCATCGAGAAGTCATGGCCGTCTCGCAACCTACTCCCCCCTGACATCCGCGACGCACTGTTCACGCTGCGGGAGTTCGAGCGCAGGCAGGCAACGGATCGGCTCGCACTGGATCAGGGCGATGGTGTGCCGGCTGATGTCGGCACGGTTGGGCGGATGTTGTGAACAGTTTCGAGATGTTCCTCGCCCAGGTTGACCCGGCAACGATCGCCCGCGAGTCATTCACGGGGGAAGGTCACCGGCAGATGGTTCGGGCTCACTTATTGAACGTTGCTGAGTTCGAGCGTTGGGGCCGCGTTCAAGACGACGATCGGAATCGCGCGCTGACCCTATCTGGCGATGAACATGGCGATGCTCGACTCCAGGCGGTGGTTGCTGACTGGTTGAAATTCAGCAGGTCAAAGCCGAAACAACCGCGCAAACCGAAACAGACGTACAGGCCGGGTGGCAGCAAGTCGCTCGGTTATCAGGAATTGCAGAGGGTGCAAGCCCTCACGAAAAAGGAGAAATAGATCATGGCAAAAGCAACACTCACCATCGAAGGATTCGTCGCCAAGGACCCCGAAGAGCGACAGGCGCAGGCATACCGCATCGTCTCGGTCACTGTACCGGTCACCCCGTCCAAGAAGGTCAACGGCGAATGGGTGAACGACGACGCGGGAACGATCTGGTACGAGGCTGAGTTCTGGGACGCACACGGCGATTCGATCCGCGCGACCGTATCGAAGGGTTCATTCGTGACCATCACCGGCACCCCGAAGCTCGAGGTTTATGCAAAGCGGGACGGTACACCCGGCGCCAAGATCACGTTCAACTTCCCGCAGCTCTCGGTCATCGTGCAGAAGCCGAAGCGTAGTGAGGTCAGACCACAGCAAGGGAATGACGAACCGTGGGCACCGGCCGCACCGACGAGTGCGCCGGCAACTAGCGGCGATACATGGAACGCGCCGGGCAGCTTTGACGACACCACCCCGTTCTGATGACATTCGCGGCAAAGTTCGCGGGACCTTGTCCTGGCGAATGTGACGGGATTCAACCGGGTGATGAGGTCGAGTTCAACGGCCTCATGGTCGTGCACGCCGACTGCGAAAACATTCATGGGCGCATCGAGCACCCGGAAACGCCAACATGCACGAGCTGCTGGCTGCAAATGCCCTGCCCGTGCGAGGACGACCAGTAAGCCCGCACCTTCCGCACCACCTAGGCACCTTCCACTCGGTAGGGGCCATTTTTTATGCCGAATTTGAGGACAACATGAGAAAGCCAAAACTTCTGGATCTGTTCTGCTGCGCGGGTGGGGCCGGTGTGGGATATTCCCGCGCCGGCTTCGAGGTCTACGGCGTGGACATCGTGCCGCAGAAAAACTACCCCTTTGAGTTCCACCAGGCCGACGCACTCGAATATCTGCGAGAGCACGGCCATGAGTTCGACGCCATTCACGCGAGCCCGCCGTGCCAGGTTTACAGCAAGACCGCGCACTTGCACGACAACCCGCACCCAGATCTTCTAGTGCCGACTCGTGCTGCGCTCATCGAATCAGGCCTGCCATACGTCATCGAGAACGTTGAGGGCGCGCCACTGTTCAGCCCGATGACCCTCTGCGGTTCCGAGTTCGGGCTGAGAGCGCCAGACGTTGACGGCCTGCCACTCGCGCTGCGCAGGCACCGTCTCTTCGAGTCGAACATCTGGCTCATGGGTGCCGGCGGTTGCCAACACGACGACACGCAGGTAGCCGGCTCGTACACCGCGGGAAGACACCGCACGCCGGCGCATAGAGACAACCCCGATCGACAGGGCGGCTACACGCCCGCTCTATCGGTCAGGGCTGAACTGCTCGGCATCGACTGGAAGATGAACGAACACGAGCTGGCGCAGGCAATCCCGCCCGCGTACAGCGAATTCCTCGGCGCACAGCTTCTGTCATCGCTTCACGCAACACCGGGCCTAATCCCACAACACGATTTGAGGACAACATGAGCATACGCATACGCACCACCCGCCAGGCTCGCAAGGCCAGGGCGATCGCCACTCAGTGGATATTCGAGGCAACACTGCTGCGATGGAGCACAAGGAAGTACCGCAACAGTCAGGAGCAGGCGCAGGCATGGCTCGACTTGCGGGACGAGATGAAGCGGGGGAACTCGTGAGCACGATGACCGAGCGCCAGACAACGGCCCTGGCTGAGTGGATCACGGAGGCACGCGAGACGTACAGCGTTGAGATAAGCGACTGGAGTCCAGACCGCTGGGAATGGCGGTCGATCTTCCGCGAAGAGACCCGACCGGGGCGTGGTCACGACCTCGACCTGCTGTTCCTCGATGGCGAGTCAATCGTGCAAATCACGATGGACCCATACGGCAACGGGGCAATGAGTATCGGGCTAACCGAATGGACCCATAACAGCGCTGACGACGAGTGCGAGTGCAAGCCGTGCGCTACCGAATATGCAGAAGAGAGGGCAGACCAATGACCACAGGAACGATAACCAATCTGGCACCATCAGCCCCCACCCCGCCATCTAAGCCCCTCGCAGCACAACTAGCACCACCAACCCGCACCAGCGCTACAGAGGCGCAGAGAGAGGACAGAGGATGAGTAACGCGGAATTGATCGCAGAGGCACGGGACATGGCTGACGGGTTTTACTTTCAAACATCAGACCGCAAAGAAGTACTTATCGAGAAACTGATCGACGCCCTTGAAGCAGCAGAGACCGAACCGCGCTACACGATGCGGGAGGCGGGGCTACTGATCGCCGACAAGCTCGAAGAACAGGGCATCTACTCCGGCGCGGGATACCTGCGCGACAACCTCGGGGCCGCTGAGTCGCCGACGCCTCAGGTGCCGATGTCGATGTTCCACTTTCGGCGTGCAGCATCCGATCCAACCGGCTACTACTACACCGACTGGAACAAGGCGATCCCGATCGAAGTCGTGGCCGAAAGTGAGGTCGCGGCACGGAAGCAAGGGTTCGAGCTCTCGGGCGCCGCGCCACGTGGCCGTGAGTGGCTGCTGAGACTGGACAAGGTTGCGGCGGTGGCACGATGAACGACTTACTCGACGCCCTAGATGCCCTCACCAAATCGAGAACGACGAAGACCGTGCAGGAGAAGAACGGGATCACCTGCGTGTCACCGGTCGAACTCCCCTCGCTGCTCGACCGGCTCGAAGATGCAATCCGGGGCACGGTCGGGATCGGTGGCGGTGGATCGCTACCCAACGAGCGCAACATGCTCAACGCCGGCAACCTCTACACCGCCGTCATGATCACCACGATGGTCAAGGAATGGGCGAGAGGTGCAGGGATAGTCACACGCCCCGCAGACATGCCCGCCCCGTTGCTCCGGTCCTGGTATGTGATCTTCTCGCAGACGGAACGCTACCGAGAAGACCACAGCTTCTACCTGCGTAAGATGCAAGGGTGGGCCAAGCAGATCGAGGCACTGTTCGACCCGCCGCGAACCCGTGACCTGCCAGACGATTGCCCGCTATGTGGTGCTGGCACATGGTGGAAAGACGGCAATGAGTATCAGCGCCCGCTGCTGCTCACGTTCCACGACGGACCGGAGATGATCGAGACGGGCAAGGGGGAATGTCGGGCGTGTGAAGCCGTGTTCGGGATACGGGAATTGAGTTACGCGATCGACGCGCAGGAAGCCTGAGGGCGCGTAACCGGATTGGGCCCGCAGGTGGAAGCTTGCGGGCCTTTCGCGTGTGTGGAAAGTTTCTTGGGATTCTTTGTGTTTCGTATTGCGGTTCGTATTGCGGGGGACATAGAATAAAGACATGACAACGACGAAGAACATCCAGAACCTGATCGAAGCAACCATCACAGCGAAGACCACCGACGAACTTCTCGACATGCTCGACGTTCTCGAAGGCGACAAGACGGCCCGCGAGATTCAGGCCGCAGTCGTTGACACCCTCGCCACCCGCCACAACCTCAACTCCGCACTCGACACCATCGCATTCGCCGATGACGAGTTCACCGGAACGCGCCGCGAAGAGATCGCCCTCGCCATGACGATGGTCAACGCATGAGCAACACACAGCAAGATGTCATTGATGAGATCAAAGCGGCCAGCAGCATGCTCCACCTGATCCAGACACAACTGGGTGAACTGGCCACGGCTGATGTCTCCACTCGCATGGAGCGGATGTGGTTGATGACCATCGACGCGCAGTTAGTAATTCTGCACAGCACGATCGCATACGCCGCGAATGCCCATATTTTTGACGATGACCCGCCCCTTGCACTCGCCCGCGCCGTCAATGGCGCTGCACATGACCCCGCGCCTACATCTTCGCCCCCGAAATATCCGCGTCTACGACCAACTCTGGGCCGCGTTCCAAGCCATGATGGTCAACTTATGAGCAAAAAGGAAATGCTTCCGGGGACTACGATCCTGCGGGCCGAGGACGATGCACGGTATGAGCTAGGCAAACCTGGCAGATGGTCACCAATGGACCCCCACTGTGCTGGCTGCGCGGATGGATCCGACGATATATTTACTTCGGAAATTGGAGATTTTGCCATTCTCACGGTGCCAGTCGCTGCCCTCGAATCCGTCACCGCCGAACGTAACGCCGCGCTTGCCCTGATCGAACAGATACGTGAAGAAGTAGACGGCGACGCGACCGCCTACGACATTCACAAGCTGCTACTGAAGGTAACCACATGAGCCGCCCCCCCATGATCGCGCGCACCATCCGCACATCTGACGCTCTCTGGACAGCGGCTCAAGAAGTTGCCGACGCACGCGGCGAAATCCTCTCCGAAGAAATCCGCAAGTTTCTTGAGAAATACGCGAAGAAAGGCGCGAAAGTGTGACATAATGGGGAACGATATCGGATACGTGTAACTTTTTCCGGTTCAACTACACTTCAAGAAAGGCCCTGACCTCGCGGTTGGGGCTTTTTTTGTGCCATTTTTCGGCCGCCACCCCCGACACACTCCCGCCCAATCAAGGCATCAGCGGGCGAGTGCGCGGCCGAATCATCTTGCCGGGGCTGCTGGTCCTTCATGCAGCGGAATAGCTCTCCGCGGGCGCAAGACAAAACGAGCTGGCGGGTGGTAGCTGCAGCGGCCTTGCGAGGTCGTCCCACCGACCACCCGCCCCCAACCAACTTGCCACTGTTGCCGAAAGGTCGCAGCCGTTCAGCCCGAGCTCAGGGTTTGGCAGGACAACGAGCAACAAACACGCGGCCGTGCGGGCTGCGTCATAGCGCGAATGTGGGTCGGTGGCATTACTACCGGCTCCATTCGGCACCCCCAATCAACCCCGGCTCAACCGGACAACGGAGTCATTATGCCGGCGACAATCCCACTTCCTGAGCTCACTCCAGGCGGAATGCTAAACCCCGCTCCAGACCAGAAACCGGTCTTCACACTGACAGCTATAGATCGTTGTGACAAACGCGACTGCAACGCCCGCGCATACATCCGCGTGACGATGAGCGACATGCGCGAACTGCTTTTTTGCGCCCACCATGGCCGCGAAGTAGAACCCGTCCTACGCCCGATCGCAGCATTCTGGTCCGACGAGACAGACGCCGTGCTACTCAAGACCGGCAGCGTGACAGAAGTTTAGACATTCGGCTCTATTCGCACACATGAAGGCAGGGAGCTAAATGTCACTGCTCGACGATGCACGCTATCTGGTCGACCTAAACAACGCTGATCTCACAGGGCCGGCCATCGCCAGCAAATGGGGCATTAACAAGTCAACAGCCAACGGACACCGCGCCCGCCTCGAACTCGAACGCCAAATTGCTGGCATCGAGAAGACGGACCCCGTCATCGGTAAGCTGTCCGGCAAAATGGACATTGGCATCGACGGCGGTGAATTCGTTGACGTGCAAACCATCGAACCAATCACCGACTGGGCCGACATCTTCAAACGGTTCAACCGCGACCCGAACGAATTCGAGATTGTCGGCGACACGGTTCGATGCTCTACGTGGCAGCAGTCGAAGGCGCTCGAGGACGGGTCGCGCGATGTCGTGAATTTGTTCTCGTATCGGGCGAGCTTTACACGCAAGACCACGGCAGAACAGCTTGACCTGCCCGCCCTCTACGCCGAGGTTGCACGCACCAAGCACAAGCCGCACCCGCCTCGCACCGGCGAATCAACCACCGTCGTCGTTTGGGCTGATCCTCAGATTGGCAAAAGCGATTCAAGAGGCGGCACCCCTGAACTCATCGCCCGCCTCGCAGACAAGCGTGCAGCACTCGCCGCCTACCTCGAAGCCGGCAATAGTTCGCGTTACGTCTTAGCGGATGTCGGCGACGGCACCGAATCATTCGAGAACGTCGCATCTCAAGCGCACCTCAACGACCTGTCATTTCCTGATCAGGTCGACATGTACGCCGTTGAACGATGGAAAGTCGAAACACTCCTAGCAAAGTTCGGCCCCGTCGACTCCCTCGTAGTTCCGAGCAATCACGGAGCATGGAGAGCCGGCAAGAACATCCTCGGTAAGCCCACCGACGACTGGGGCATACACGTTCACAAGCGCCTAGCTGAACGCGCCTCAGACACCGGGCTGCCAGTTACCCACCACTTCCCCGAAGAGTGGAATGAATCGCTCACGTTCGACGTGAGAGGCACAATCATTGGCCTGCATCACGGTCACCAATCAGCAGAAGCTCAAATGGTTCCCTGGTGGGCAGCACAGCAACACGGCGGACAGCCTCTCGCACGAGCACACATCCTGCTCACCGGTCATTACCATAATCTCCGCATCCGGCCATCAGGTCGTGATGCCGAGACTGGGCGAGCCAAGTGGCATCTTCAGGCACCGACGCTAGACAACGGTTCGTCCTGGTGGCGGAACAAGTCAGGTGACGATTCAGACCCCGGGCTGCTCGTGTTTCGCATTGACGATAACGGGTTCGACCTCGGATCACTGACGGTTCTGTAGGCGCCATCACCTGGCATTACCCGAAGCCCTTGCCATTGTGGTGAGGGCTTCTTGCGCTAGTCGAGCTTTACCCAGACAGGGCAAGCCTCCGACACGAACCGGTGCTGACCCTCAAGGATTAGCACACCGTTAGCGTCGGTACCATCACGTAATGCTTCGCCGGCCTCATCTTGAAGCTGCCAATGACAGTTAGCTCCCGCGGTTCCATCATCCGAGCCATACGTTCCAGGTTCTATGTCGACGTTGATCACGAAGGTGCCATTGCCGGGAAACTCGCCATTCGGATAGGTGAGCGCTAGACGCTCGGGTTCGACGGTCGGTTCGATAGTTGGCTCAGGCGCAATGGTCGGCGCCACAGTGAAAGGTGCAGCGTCCGGCACAGTCCCCGCAGATGAGCACCCAGCGAGCAGCAGGACGGCCGTAGCAGCCAACATGAACGTGATCTTAGACATGGTTCCCCCAGTAGGTAGTAGGGACTCAGGCTAGCAGGGGGTGGGTGGTGGCTGCCCAGTACCGCAACGATCGCGCATATGTTGCCAAGCGTGAGGCGCTGAAGAGGCAAGCGCGCAAGACGGGCGCACCATGTCACCTATGCGGCAAGCCATTCGATTATGAGCTCGACTGGAAACACCCAATGGCCTTCACCGCTGACCACATCGATGCAGTCGGTAACGGCGGATCGATGACAGGTGCGCTCAAGCCCGCGCATCGTAGCTGCAACTCACGACGCGGCAAGAAGGCGCTAGAGGGCATCAAAGCATTGCAGGCACCCAAGACCTCGCGGAAGTGGTGAACGGCTCACAGGGGTGCACAGACGGCCTATATGCCCCTCCCCCGGGCCGACTGCGCCACGGGCGGCATTGACGCGATTTGTAAACACGATCAATTCTTGGTCTATCAGTGAGGTTTCCGATCTAACAGAGGTGATCACATGGCGCGCGAATTACGTCCTTGTGGCACTTTTGCGGCGTATCAGCGCCACCTTCGCAAGAAGGAGCCCATATGTGATCTGTGCGCCGAGGCTGCTCGTGAGCAAAAGAACACGCGGGTAGATACCGGCCGCGCTGAGTCGGCTTCCCTTGTCGCCTTGGCACTTGCCGCCGAGCCTGCCCCCGATGTTCTCGATGAGCTGGACGAGGCGCGGGAGAACTTGCGCGCAGTGAAGGCTGCGATGTCCGAGGCGCCTGCTAACGCGGTCGCTGCCCTGTCCAAGCGCCGCGAAGAGCTTGTTCGCCGCATTGTCGTGCTGTCCAAATCGAACGAGCCCGAGGAGAGCGTCTTTGACCAACTCCGAAAGCGCCGTGAGGAAAGGATCGCAGCTTCCTCGCATTGAGTCGTTTCCCTTTTATGCGACAACTGCCGCTGATGATGCGATTGACCTGGCTGCGGTTGCCGGCTTGTTCCTTGATCCGTGGCAAGAGTACGTGCTGCGTGGATCGTTGGGCGAGAAGCGTAATGGCAAGTGGTCTGCATTTCGTTGTGGCCTAGTTGTCCCGAGACAAAACGGAAAAAATGCGCTGCTTGAGGCGCGTGAACTCGCTGGGCTGTTCCTATTCGGCGAAAAGCGCATCATTCATACAGCTCACGAGACAAAAACCGCGCGTGAGTCGATGCAGTCTCTGATGAATCGTATGAAGCAGTCGCCGGATCTCATGGAGCAGGTTCTGGGCTTTGAGGGTGACCTAGACAAAGAGTTTTCCGGCATGAAGGTCGGCAACGATCCATCCATCACGCTCAAGGGCGGCGCAAAGATTTCCTATGCTGCAAGGTCCAAGGGTTCGGGTCGTGGATTCACTGGCGATCTGATCGTGATGGACGAGGCATACGCGCTGAAGACTGCGGAGATGGCGGCGATGTTGCCCACGATGGCGGCTAAGTCGATGGAGGGCAACCCGCAGATTTGGTTCACGTCATCTGCCGGAATGCCTGAGTCTGACCTGCTAGAGGCCATGCGTCAAGAGGGCATCAAGAAGTCTTCTGATCGACTCGCCTATTTCGAGTGGTCGGCTGATGACGATGCGCCGATCGATGATGTCGAGTCCTGGTATCAGGCGAATCCAGGACTTGGTATTCGCATTAGCGAGCAGTACGTGCGCGACGAGTACGAAGTATTCATCGAGGCCGACGCGATCGAAGAGTTCAAGCGCGAGCGCCTGGGCATCTGGGCAAAGCTTGGCGGCGAGTCTGTATTCGGGGCCGGCGTCTGGGCTGCCCTGATGGACCCACCCGACCTAGATGACTCTGACGATCCAATCGCAGGGACAGGCTCTCAGCCCGGTGATCAGAAGGTCTTCGCTGTCGAGATCGCGGCCAATCGCGAGTCGGCGTCGATCGCCCTCCTGTCATTCCGAGCCGACGAGCTAGTTCATGCGGAGATCATCGAGAACCGCGTCGGAACGTCGTGGATTGGAACCCGTCTGGCCGAGCTTCAGAAGCGGTGGAACCCTATAGCGACAGTCGCCATTGCAGGAGGTCATGTTGACTCGCTGGTGCCGTCATGGAAGCGTGACGGCGCCCGCGTGAAGCTGATCAAGTTTGCCGATTACGTGAAGGCGTGCGGCGTCATCTATGACTGGATCACGCAGGGCAAGCTTCGGCATCTTGACGATCCCATTCTCAATGCAGCGATCGAAGGTGTGCAGCAGAAATTCACCCGAGATAACGCGGCTTGGTACTGGTCGCGGGTTTCCTCGGACGTAGACATTACCTCGCTAGTGGCCTTGACGGTCGCTGTGGCGGGGCTTGAAAAAAAGACGGGCCAATCGCGGCCGGTCGGTGAGCGGAGAGGGAGGATCTTGTGACTTTAGGCATTGATTTGGTGCTCGATCATTCCGATTCGGAGTTGCTGGAATCGTTGATTCGTGTCTGGCAGAAGAAGCGCCCGCGGAACTTGACTCGCAGCGTGTATTTCGACGGCAAAGCGGCTCTGAAGGACTTCGGCATCTCGCTGCCGCCTCAGATGCGGTCGATTGACGCGGCGCTCGGCTGGACGGCTAAGGGTGTCCATGCCATGACTGACCTTTCGCAGTTCACCGGGTTCGTTTCGGCGAACGGTGAAGAGGATGCTTTCGGAGTCGACTCGATCGCTTGGGATAACAACTTCCTGATGGAGTTTCCTGCGGCGAAGGTGTCGTCTGCCGTTCATGGCTGCTCGTTTTTGACGGTGAGCTCGGGCGATGTGCAGTCGGGCGAGCCTGAGGTGATGCTGCTGGCTCGATCTGCTGAGACTTCTGCGGCGATCTGGGACCCGCGCCGTCGTGCGCTTCGAGGTTTCCTGTCGATCGTTGACTTCACGAATACTGGCGACATTAGCCGAATGGTGATGTACACGCCTGAGAAGGTGGTCACTCTTACACGGCAGGGTGGCGCTTGGCGTCGTGGCTGGAAGGCCGACGTTCAGCGCAACCCGCTTGGAATCGTCTCTGTTGCCCCGCTGCCGAACAATTACGAACTGTCGCGGCCTCTGGGTCACTCGCGCATTACTCGCGCGTCTATGGGCTATGTGGACTCGGCCATTCGCACGATCGTTCGTTCTGAGGTATCGGCCGAGTTCTACTCTGCGCCGGAATACTATCTGTTCGGCGCCAAGGTCGAAGATTTCGTCGGTGACGATCGCTGGACGGCGCTCATGGGCCGGATCAAGGCGCTCGATGTTGAGGATGGCGAAGACAAACCGGATCTGCACCGATTTACTGGCGCATCTCCGCAGCCTCACACTGATCAGTTGCGGATGTGGGCGAACCTGTTCTCGGATGACCAGGACCTCGAGGTCAAGTTCGCCGACAACTCGAATCCGACCAGCGCGGATGCCATCTTCGCCGGCAAGATCTCGCTGACTATGGCGACGAACACGGCGAACGGGATCTGGGGCCAGGGCGCCGAACGTGCCATGCAAATGGGCGTCATGCTCCGAGATGGGCTCACGTCCGTTCCGGTGGAGATGCGCAGTTTGCAGGCACAGTTCACGAAGGCGCACTTGGTGTCCCCGACTGCTCGCGCGGATGCGTTCTCGAAGCTCGCAACCAGCATCGAAGGGTTTGGCGCGTCCGAGGTCGGCATGGAATATGCAGGCCTCGATCGCGGGCAGATCGTTCGCTTGCAGGCTGATCGCCGGCGCGCACAGTCAGGCGATCGTCTGACTTCGCTGGTGGCTGCGGCTCAATCAATCCGACAGGGGTCCACCAATGGCGACAGCGGCGCAAGTGTCATCGTTCCGGCTGAACAACCAGTCATTGGTGGAGCTAGCGCGGCGTGACCTGACCACGTTCTGGGCTGCCTTGAATGTTCAGGGCAGCCCGATCCTGGTTCGTGATGCGTTGCTTGATTTCTTCCCTGAGTTGATCGCAGCTTATGGCGACGCCGCGGCGCTGCTAGCTGCTGACTTCTACGACGAGTTGCGCGACGTGCCGGCATCGGCTGCACGGTTCACGGCAACGCTCGCAGCGGCTCCTGACTCAGCGCAGGCAACGGCAGCGGCGCGCTGGGGACTCGGCCCACTGTTCACGGCTGACCCCGACCCGGTGCAAGCTCTCCTGAACCTTTCGGGAGTGGCGCAGCGGCTCGTCTTGCAGTCAGGCCGCGACACCATCTCATCGGCAGCTTTCCGCGATCCAGTTCGGACGGCTTACGCACGAGTTCCAACCGGCCCGACAACGTGCAAGTGGTGTGTGATGCTCGCCTCTCGCGGGGCCATCTACGCAAACGCGAAAGAAGCCGGCGAGGGCAACAGCTACCACGGCGACTGCGATTGTGTCCCCACGCCAATCCGAAGCAAGGCCGACTATCCCGAGGGGCACGACGTTCGCGAGTTCGAGCGCCTGTATGCCGAGGGTGTCGGAGTCGGCCGTGACATTCCGGCTGAAACATAGATTTCCGCTTTTCGCGGATCAATAGCCCGCACGGGCGCAATCCAAGCACAAAGTCGAAGGCCGCATGGCCGCTATTCGGCATTCCCGCACGGGAAGAAGGAGCAGCAATGTCAACCAATCGAGTCTTCGGACCTATCGCGCCATCACGTCTCGCCATGATGGGCATTCGATTCATCGAGGGAGAAGAGGGAGCGGCGCCCGCTGCCCCCGAAGCGCCTAAGCCTGCCGATCCTGCACAGGACACGACGGACTGGAAAGCCGAGGCGCGCAAGTGGGAGTCTCGCAGCAAGGAGAACTCCACTGCTGCGCAGCGTCTCGCTGAGATCGAAGAAGAGAAGAAGACCGACGAGCAGAAGGTCACCGACCGGATCGCTGCCGCTGAGAAGCGCGCAAACGATCTTGAAAGTCGCGCGACCCGAGCCGAGGTTGCAGCCACCAAGGGCGTACCTGCCGCACTGCTATCTGGCAGCACTCAGGAAGAGCTCGAGGCATCTGCTGACGCGCTCATCGCATTCAAGGGCATCACGCCCGTTGTCGAGCCCAAGCCGGACAAGAAGACGTATTTCGTTCCTGACGAAGGCGGCATTCCGGCGCTCGGCAAGCAAGACAACATTTCTCCCGGCATGGGGTCTCTCCGTGCTGGCTACGCACAAGAAAAGGAATAGCCCATGGCTACCACTCTCGCAGAAGCTGCAAAGCTTTCTCAGTCCTACCTTCAGCGCGGCGTTCTCGAGACGTTCGTTCAGGCCAGCTCGGTTCTGGACCGCATCCCGTTCATGACCATTCAGGGCAATGCGTACTCGTACAACGAGGAAGCAACCCTTCCCGGTGTCGCGTTCCGTGCTGTCAATGGCAGCTACACCGAGTCCACCGGTACCGTCAACCAGAAGTCCGAGTCGCTGGTCATCACCGGTGGCGACGCTGACGTTGACAAGTTCATCGTTCAGACTCGCGGCGACGTGAACGACCAGCGCGCCGTGCAGACTGCCATGAAGGTCAAGGCGCTGTCTTACCAGTTCCAGAACACCTTCTTCAACGGTGACACCGCCGTCGATGCCCTCTCGTTCGACGGGCTGAAGAAACGCCTCACTGGTGCTCAGGTCATCTCTGCCGGCACCAACGGCGCTTCGATCCTGACCGACACGACCTCGATCCATGCCTTCTTCGACAAGCTGGACGAGCTCGTTGCCAGCGTGTCCGGGCTCGATGGCGGAAACGGCGCACTGTACGCCAATGCCAGCATCATCGGCAAGATCAAGTCGGCCGCACGTCACATCAACGCTGACGTGTTTGTCGAACAGGACATCAACGGCAAGCGTCAGGTGGTCTGGAACGGTATTCCGATCCTCGACGCCGGCGCGACTGCTGCGGGCGCACTCGTTCTTCCGCAGTCGGAAACGCAGGGCACGAGCACTGTCGCGTCTTCCATCTACGCGGTGAAGTTCGGTCAGTCCGAAGGCGATCAGGCTGTTACCGGCCTGACTAACGGCGGCGTGCAGGTCTACGACCTGGGCGAGCTCGAAACCAAGCCCGCCTTCCGTACCCGCATCGAATTTTATACCGGTCTTGCCGTATTCGGTGGAAAAGCCGGAGCTCGCTTGACTGGTGTTCTTGCCTAATGGCGGTAAGAACTCCATCCGTTGAGCCTGTCGCTGCGGTCGTTCTCAAGGGTCGCCGTGAGTCGTTCACGGCGACCCGCCCTGACGGCACTGTCGTCACGGTGGATCGCAACATCGACAACGGCGAGCAGACGGTAACCGAGAAGTAGTCAAGTCGCAGAGGGGCGGAACTTCGGTTCCGCCCTTCTGCATTTAACCGGAGGTGCCGCATGGCTTGGACCACTGCACAGAATGTTATCAATGCGTGGATCGGTGACGACGACCCGACCGATACGGCCCTGATCGCCACGTGGATCGACAAGGCTGAGCGCGAGATCCGGTTCAAGGTACCTGGCATCCAAGCGCGCATCACCGCCGCCGAGGTTGACCTGCTAGAAAACGCAATTGACGTCGTGACGGCGATGGTCATCCGCAAGTTCAACAACCCTCAGGGCATCCGCACGGCGAACACTGCGACTGGCCCGTTTTCGGAGTCGCGCACGTTCGGAGGCGACGATCCGGGCGAGCTGGTCATGCTGGCTAACGAGCTTGCGAAACTGACCGCAAACGCTTCGGATCGGCGGGCTTTTGGTGTCAACCTTATTCCGACCACCTCGCCGTTCTATGTTGCCCCGGTAACGTCGTGAGTTACCGAGCAGCCGAGACAATCACGGTCACTCGCAAGGGCGTTCCTACGGGCGGTTACGACTCGGGCGGCTACCCGATTGTCGGCGCTGACACGACGTTCCCGATCGTGCGCGTTCCCGTCGCTCCGGCCGGTTCAACCGAAGACCCGCAGACGCTCGGTCTATGGGTTGTCACCGGCTTCACTCTGTATCTGCCGTATGGAACGATCCTGCTGCCGACTGACCGGATCGAGATCCGCGGCATTCCCGGTTGGCAGGTTGTCGGCGACACTACGGCATCCGGTTATCTCAGCCCGTTCTCTGGCAAGAAGGCAGGCGCGGTCGTGAGTGTTAAGAGGGCGAGCTGATGGCGACCAGGTTTCGGCAGATCAGCACCCTAACCGAAATGATGAAGTCGCCCGAGATTGTCGCGGTGCTCGAGGGCATCGGCGAACAGGTTCTCGCCGCTGCCAAGTCGGACCCAAATCCGGTCTATGTCGAGTCGCTAGAAATGCAGACGTTTATGACGAAGGACCGGGCGCGGGTGCAGGTCGGTGCGGCTCCGATTATCGGTATGGCTGTCGAGGCTAAGCGCGGTACTCTCGCACGCGCTCTGGGGGCGGCTAGCACATGAAGACCCTGTTCCCCCCAACCACCGGCAAGCTGTGCGCCGTCTTGCGTACGGCCCTCACAGCGTCTCCCCTGGCCTATGCGTCGGGCGTCACGGTCGGCCCTGAGCTTCCCGCGACGAAGACGGCGCGCATGGTCACGGTTCGGGACGATTCCGGCCCTGACGATGGCGTTCAAACTCGCCGGCGCTACGGCATCAACGTATGGGCTCGGCGCCAAGATGCCGAACTTCTCGCACTGCTCTGCATGGCCGTTCTGCGGTCGTGCGCTGACGGTCAACCAATCACCGCCACTGATTCATTCAGCGGTCCCTATTCGATCCCTGACGATCCGGCCTACGTGGTCGGTAACGAGGATCTCGTGCACTTCTTCTTCACATTTCGGGTATCTGCCCGCGGTGTCGACTACTAAAACCGCCTCACCTAAGGAGATAAATCATGGCTGGACAATCCACCAGTGAAGTTCGCGTTGCCGTAGACGGCATCGTTTCCACCGCACCCTACAGCACTAGCACCCCGCCCACGTCGTCCGCTTCGACTCTTGCCGCTCCGTGGGTCGACCTCGGCTATGTGAGCGAGGACGGCGTGACCGAAGCCACTGCGCAGAGCAGCGAGAAGATCCGCGCGTGGCAGAACGGCAAGGCCGTGCGCACCGTCATCACCGAGGGCGAAACCACCTACCAGCTAGTGCTGATTCAGACTAACAAAGACACGGTGGCGCTCTACTACGGCGCTGACGTGGCCGCGGATGGTTCGATCGTCGTGAACCCGATGAAGGAGCGCCCACTTTTCGAGCTGAACCTCGACGTGATCGACGGCAACGACATCGTGCGAGCCTACGCTCCCGAAGCTCAGGTTACCGAAGTCGGAGATCAGGTTTACGCAAACGGCGTCGCCATCGGCTACGAAGTCACCATCACGTGCGCCGTCGTCACTGACATCGCCGGTTCAGGCAAGCCCGGATCTGTCAAGAAGTGGTACAGCTCGCTTGCCGCTACCGTCGTTCCCACGATCACGTCTGCGCTGCCTGCCAGCCAGACCACGGGCGAAGTTGTGACCCTTGTTGGTACCGGATTCAGCGGTGTAACCGGCATCACCATCGGCGGCGTCTCTGCAACCGGATTCGACGTGATCTCGGCAACGAAGATATACATCACCCTGCCCAGTGGCACTGCGGGTTCTGCGCCGATCATCGTAACCACTTCTGCTGGAGCATCCACTGCTAAGGCGTACACGCGCGCCTAGGCCCAAAGACCGCTGGCCGGGTGATCGGGAGATATCCCGGCCAGCGTTTCAACATCTCCCACAACTCCCAACTTAAGGATCTCCCATGGCGCTCGAACTCTTCCACTTCACCGGCAATGATGGCAAGGACTACACCCTCCCAAAAGTCGTCAAATCCGGCGTACTTCGCAAGGCGCGCAATGCACGCGATGACGTCGATTACGCATTCAACGTGATCGAACTTGTCGCAGATGCTGAAGCGCTCGACGCATTGGACGACATGGAGGCCAAAGAGGTAGCCGACATTTTCAATGATTGGATGCAGGGAATGAAGCCGGGGGAATCCTCGGCCTCCTCGGCCTCGTAGAGGATCACACCGAACCGCTCGCGCGAGATTTCCGCGAGCGGTTCGGACTGTCCTATCTGGAAATCGGATACGGCATCGTCTACATCGAAGCGTGGCATCTGTGCAAGTCGCTACTCAAGGACCCCTCGTCGTGGCTCCATGCGGCTGTAGCGGGCTGGGAGCACCCAGTCTCGCGCGAATGGATCATCCTCGCACAGTCGTTCGACCTCGCTCATGCCGCGGCGTCTAAGCATCGACCTAAGCCGATGCCTCGCCCGTGGCCTGACACGAAAAACAAGATCGGCGGGAAGAAGATGGTTCGGCGTTCCATCGAGGACGTTCGCGCCATTCTTCGCCCGCAAAGCACTGAATAGCATGGCTCGTTCTCCCGCGAGATTTCGACTCAATCTCACGGGAGGACACCCATGGCGTCACTGTATGAAGCTTTCGTTGATATCGTCCCGTCGACTCGAGGCCTCAAATCCAAACTGGCCAAGGAGTTCAGCGATGCCGGGCCTGATGCTGGTCGCGCGGCTGGCAAGGGTATCAATTCGGGCGTGCTCGGGTCCGTCGGCAAACTAGCCGGACCCCTCGCTGCTGCCTTCGCCGGCCTCGGCATTGGCAAGATCATCAGTGACTCGATCACGAACGCATCCGACCTTGCCGAGGCTGGCACGGCAATCACGGCCGTCTTCGGTTCGGCTGATGCGACGATTCAGAAGTTTGCAGCAGGCTCGGCGGCATCTCTTGGGCAGTCCACGAATCAGACCCTAGACGCAGCACGTGTCTTCGGCGTGTTCGGTAAGGCTGCCGGGCTCGGCGGGGATGATCTTGCAGGGTTCTCGACAGACTTCATTACGCTCGCGGCTGACCTCGCATCGTTCAACAACACGACCCCTGAGGCCGCGATCGAAGCGCTCGGTGCTGGTCTCCGTGGCGAGTCCGAACCGCTCCGACAGTACGGCGTGCTGCTTGATGATGCGGCCCTGAAGGCGCGTGCAACTGAGCTCGGGATCTACTCGGGCACGGGCGCACTGACCGCGCAGCAGAAGGTACTCGCGTCTCAAGCCGAGATCATGGCTCAGACGGGCATTCAGCAGGGCGACTTCGCTAAGACCTCGGGCGGTCTTGCTAACCAGCAGCGCATTCTGTCTGCTGGCATGGAGAACCTATCCACCACGTTCGGCGCAATCTTTCTGCCGATCGCAACTACGGTCGTTGGCTTCCTGAACCGTTCCGTAGTGCCCGCATTTCAAGGGCTCGCCGGCATGTTGACGGGTGGCGAAACTCCGGCCGCAGTTGCCGGGTTCATGGGATTCTTCCAACCGCTGATCAACTTTTTCCAGACCAGCATAGCGCCCGCTTTTGCCCTGCTCGCGCCGATCCTGGCTACGCTTTTGCCGCAACTCGTCACCCTGTGGGAGGCGTTCTCTCCTCTGTCGCTGATTTTCGCAGCGATCGGGCCTCAGCTACCCGGACTCGTCTTGGCTTTTGCCGGTCTTGCGGCTGCTCTGGCTGGTGCGCTCGGCTCGGCACTGGTGGACATCATGCCGTCGATTACTGCACTCAGCGGCGCACTGGTTGCCATCCTCGCCGGCATTCTTACCAACGTACTCCCGCCCCTCATTGCGTTCGCGGGGTGGCTTGCCGACAACGTGCAAGTGGTGCTCGCGTTCGCTGTGGCAATCGGTGCGGCCGTCATAGCGTTCCAGCTCTACACGGCCACCATGGCAATCGTTCGTGGCGCTACGGTCCTCTGGGCTGGCGTGCAGGCGGTCCTCAACGGGGTCATGGCGCTAAACCCGATCGGGATCATCGTCTTGGCGATCATTGCTCTGGTTGCCGCGATTATCTGGGTCGCGACTCAGACCACGTTCTTCCAGGACGCGTGGAAGGTCATGGTCGACATTTTCGTAAATAGCATAGGAATGTTCTCCGATTTCTTCACCAACACCATCGGTATGTTCGTGGACTTCTTCACGAATACCGTGGGAATGTTCGTGGACTTCGGCGTGAACGTTGTGGCTGCAGTCCAGGCCATGTGGCAATCCGTGACACAGTTCTTCTCTGACTTCATCGGTGGGGCGATCGACCTCGTCGTGGGATTCGTGTCTAAAATCATCGGATTTTATATCGGCCTCGGCGTCTCGATTCTGTCGACGGTATCGGATATGTGGTCGTCTGTAACCGGATTCTTTTCCGGATTCATCTCGGGGGCGATCGGGCTAATCGTTAACTTCATTTCCTCGATCCTTGTCCGGTTCGCGGCGTTCGGATCTAGCCTGGTGTCGTTCTTTGCTCGGATGTGGTCCGGGGTGACTGGTGCTGTTTCAACCGGCGTCGAAAATGTCGTCGGATTCATCCGCCAGCTCCCTGGCAAAGTTCTAGGCGTGCTCGGAAACATGGGTTCATTTCTCGTGAACGCGGGCGCTGATCTCATTCAGGGATTCATTGACGGCATCACTGGCATGCTCGACAACGTAGGCGATGCGGTCGGCGGCGTTATGGATTTCGTGGGTGGCTTTTTTCCGCACTCGCCGGCTAAGCGCGGCCCGTTCTCTGGTTCGGGCTGGCGCGATGTCCTCACTGCTGGTGAGGCGATCGGCGACCAATTCAGTGCGGGCCTTGAGGACTCTATTCCTGACGTTGGCTCCATGCTCTCGTCGGTCAACGTGGGCGCATTCACGCCGCGGGTTGATGCGTCCGTTTACGGGTCGGCTTCGGCGTCTGGAGGTTACGGATCGCCAGGTGGTGACTCCTACGTCTTCACGGGACCGATGGGGCTTACTGCTGCCGATGTCGAGGCCGAAATCACGAAGAAAAAGCGGCGTGCTCTTGCGTCCATCAATGTGCGAAAGGTCGGTATCGCGTGATCACTCACACATGGACAAGCCCTGATGGCGAAGTGGTCGATTTGTCCACTCCATCTTCGGGGCTATTCGTTACGGATGGCGGCATTGAGGGAATGGGGGACGCAGCGACGATTGAATATGTTCGGTCTAGTCCCGCGCTTGATGGCCAGCGGCTCGGCGGCATATCCACTGGTCCGCGTGATGCTTTCTGGCCAGTGGCAATTCATGCTGGGATGACGGACTGGAAGGCGAATCAGGAACGGTTTTGGCGGTCTTTGATTCCAGGTGAGTATGGACTCTGGACGGTGACACATGATGGTGTGTCTCGATCTTTGGAGTGTCGATACGCGCCTGATGCTGGCAAGCCGTACACCTTTGATCCGTCTCAGCGCGGCATCGAGGTCGCCGGCATCTCCCTCATCGCTGACAAGCCGTTTTGGCGTGGCCCTTTATCCTCGAAGGTTTTCCAGACAGCCGCCGACACGGGAACCTTCTACGCGCCGCCCGGTTCTAATTTCGTCTTCACGATCGGCTCAGCGTCGACGGTGGATGGCGCAACTATTTCGAATCCTGGCGACACTCCGGCATGGCCGACACTGACTGTTTATGGTCCGGCTGTGAGCTTTTCCATCAATGTGGGCGGGTCGGTTATCTCAGCCACGTTGTCGTTAGCGGCGGGTGAGAGCTTGGTGATTGATACGAATCCGACTGTGCAGGTTGCCCGGAAGTGGGTGGCCGGCGTGGGAACGATCGTTCCATTCTTCAATTTCTCATCGATCCAGTTTGCGCAGATTCCTCGGGGCGGTTCGGTCCCGGTTGACATTGTGCTGAATGGTGCCGGTTCCGTGCAGGTCGCTTTCTTCCCGCAATACAGAAGGGCTTTCTGATGGAATCACCATTCGTGGTGCAGATTTTCGACAAGGCGTTCAAGTGGCTGGGGAATCTTGCCGATCCGATTCGGCTGGATCTCACGCCGCAATTCAATGCAGTGGGGACGGGTGAGATCGAAGTTTCAGCGTCTGACGAGATGCTGCCGTTCATGTTGGCGAAGGGTGCGCGCTGCCGGATCACGTACAAGGGCGGGCACGAGATGTCCGGCCCGCTGCGGCATCCCACGGGGAAGGTGGCAGAGTTCGGCACGGTCATCTTCCAAGTGGAGGACGACTACCGGCTCCTGCCGAACACCCTCGGCTGGGTGGCGCCGGATAAGAATCTTTCACCAGTCTCTATGAGCGACACAGCACAGTCGAATATCTATTTCAATTCAGGTGCCACCGTAACGCTCAGCAAAGCCCACTACTACCTCACGGGTGGCGACTCGGCAGAAGGAGCCATTAAGGACCTCATATCTGTAAACATGATCGAGCGGCTTGGAAGGCCCGTGACTGTCGCGCCCAACCAGTTCCGCATTCCCTTTCCTTACGCCTCCGATGATATTTTGCCAGTGCGAATGGCGCCGCTGGATGAGGCGCTGGCGGGACTTTTGCTTGAAACCGGCTTGGGCCTCAGTCTTCAGCATGATGGTGTATCCCCGACCATTACCGCCGAGGTGTGGGAGCCGACAACATGGCCTCTGGACCTGACTGTGGATTCTGGCGTGGTACTCGATGGCGACTGGTCGCAGCAGTACCCGACCGCAACCCGCATGATCATAGGCGGCCCTGGCGAGAATGTTGCACGGGCGTTCTGGGAGGTGCGCGATGCGACCGGGATTGAGGATGAGTACGGCGACATCATCGAAGTATTCCGGGATGCTACGGGCTCGACCCTGAATTGGCCGGACACGCTCGCTGATCAATATCGGATCGCGAAGTATTACCTGCTGCGTGATGAAGTCTCCACGGCCGATAAAAACGCTTTCAGGATCTACCTGAACGCGGCGGGCGCGAAGGGTCTTTCGGATGGTGCACCGACCGCTGGCCTATCACTGAGCCTCTCCGAAACGCCACAATTCCAGTACGCACCGGGCGGGTTTCGGCGTGGCGATCATATATCAGTCATGGCAAACGGCGTCCGATTCACTGATCAGATTCTGGCCGTGAATCTCACATGGAACAAAACCACGGGCGCAACGGCAACCCCGCAGGTCGGCGATCGCACCGACGACCCCGACGTGCTTTTCGCACGGGCTATTTCGCAGCTTGCCGCTGCACAACGACGACTTTCAACGAGCAGGTAGGACGACATGGCAATCACAGGATCTGGTTTCGACGGCACCATGAACGAGGCGCAGTTCGCCAAGCTGATGAACCTCGCCGGGGTGCGGTCTGCGGTGAGTAGCACGGCCGATTTTGCGGCGACTCAGGTAACAGGCATCCGCTCTGTTTCAATTTCTGCCGGTGACGCATATGTGCCGGGGGTTGTGGCTACCTCTACCGCTGCGGAAGTGGTGGCATTCTCGGCGCCAGCAGCAGGACAGTGGCACCTGATCGTGCTGCGCCGCACGTGGGCGACGAACGTGTGTGAACTGGTTGCGGTTACCGGTGGAGCCACCTCGTCCACAACTCCGAGTAAGCCGCCGACCACTTACCCAGCGATCAACTCCACCCCCGGCGTGATCGATGATCAGCCATTGTGGTGGGCGTGGGTCAACGTTACGAATACGAACGTCGCACTTTACGACCTGCGGGAGATGGGAATTGACGCGCGACTCGCTGTCACAACTGCTGTAATCACGGAGATTGCATCCAGTTGGAGCATTGCTAGCCAGGACGTTACACGACAAAACGGATTAGTCACGGCGTGGATCATCGCTACCAAGTCCTCGGCGTTCTTGGGCGGAGACGTGATGTTCACTATGCCGATCGGATTTCGACCGCACATCGACTCAGCCACCGGAGCATGGTCGGGCATCGGCGGCGCACCTGGACCGTGCGCTGTGGCATTCAGCCCATCAGGCGACGTGGCAGTGTTCGGGCAGAGTGGCAGTAACACGCAGGTCCGCATGACGCTCGTGTACCGGGACGCCTAATGCCCCGCATAATCCTCGCCGCACGTGGCCGCATAACTACCCACTTCCGGCAGGACATCGGCCGCGGATTCCTGCACAACGGCATCGACCAGGGCCACGGCAATCAGACCGCCGCCGACCTTAAGATTCGCGCGCCTGCTGCTGGTGTTGTCGTGTCGGTCGGCAGGCAGGGCAGCTACGGGTTGCGCATCGTCATTCGGCATGACGACGGATGGCGCACCCTACTCGCTCACCACGAGAAGCAATTCGTGACGGTCGGGCAGCGAGTCGAACAGCGCGAACTTATCGCCGAGATGGGCAACACCGGCACCAAGTACATCCACAGCCACCAAGAGCTCTGGGACGCTGACGGCACACAGCTCGACCCGCTTGAACACCTCGGCTCTGCGCTCGCATCCGCAACCCGCATCGCCCTCGCACAGCCGGTCACACGGCAGATCGGATCATCAACCATGAAGGTCATTCTCCACACCACGCACGCCTCGGACGGCTCAGGCAAGGTCACCGGGATCATGCACTACAAGGTGGGCGAGTTGACCGTGCGCCCGCTTCCTACGCAGGCCGAGCTTGACGTTGCAATCGCCGTCTACGGCCCCGCAACGGCGGTAGACGATGCCCGCTTCGACTCGTTTGTCTCGACGGTAAACGACAACCTCGCCGCCATTCGCGCATGAGTTGCCGGCATAATCCGGCGAACACCTGCCCGTGCGGTCCGAGCTGCGACTACTGCCGCCATGCCTGAGTGGCTACTGACGGCGATCGTCGCCGCCATTGCCGCATCGGGCGCATGGTTCACATCTCGCGTCACCGGTCGCGCCGGATCGTACGGCCGCATCCGTGACCTAGAGGGCCGCGTCGATCTGGTCGAACGGCGCAACCAGATCCTATGGAACTACAACCGGCAGCTGATCGATCACATCTACCAGGGCTCACCGCCCCCACCGCCCGTAATGCCCGACGGCATCATCTAAGGAGACCTCATGACCGCCACACCTACACAGGTAGCCCGCCCGTGGACCGCTACGGCCCGAACAGTTCTTCAGGCAGTAGCTGGTGCCATCCTCGGTGCAGCAGCCCTAGTCGCCGCTGTAGCCGTTCTCGCGCCGCAGTTCCTCGAGGCGGTCGCTGCGATCCTGCCGCCTGAATGGCTCGCATGGGCCACTGGTGCTGTGGCAACCATCGGCGCGGTTGCTGGTGCGTTCGCTCGCATCATGGCGATCCCCGGCGTGAACGAATGGCTCACGAAGATCAAGCTCGCCGCGTAA